ATGGGAATGGAGTATCACCAATAATTTTAAAGGTGAGGTTCTCATTACGTTGGTAAATAGGAATGGTGTGGATAGCGTCAGCAGACATGTTAACGCTGTTCAAATCATAAGTATTAGGAGCAGTAGCTTCAATGGTATTACTCCATTCAGGTCTACCAGTAATACTTACGTCATACTTCACAGGACCACTAAGTCCAGTGGAAACTTTGACACGATGAATAATAAGATCAGAGGTAAAGTCAGCAGACGCTGATTGACCCTCAGTTTGTGTTACAAAGAACTTAGGAAGTTCAACAGTCATCGTGTAGATGTAACCAATGATCAGATCCCTACCACGATAGTCACCGTCTACATCAACGTAATAGGCCCCTGCGGAGCCCTGTACGGTGGGGTAAAGTACTGCGCCTACCGATTCACTAGACAGCTCGTTAGAACCGCCTATGTAGCCTCCTAGAAGCAGTACAGAGAACGTCTTACCGCTGATGTTATCGTAAGGAAGGAAGATACGGGTAGTGTCAGCTGACGAATCGTAGGTTCGATAGGGGTTAATGTCCCAAACATCAAGACAAATATCAGTCTTTTCACCCGTAGGAAGGGTCAAGAAACCTTCTTCATTTGCTTGGCTTAGGTCATAGGACTGAACAAATACGTTAGTACCATCTGTAACAGTAGCATAGTAGGTGTTAGCATCGAAGAATTGATCCAATAAAGTACCAGTCAGCTCCCACTTATACCAAGCAGATGCTCGTTGTTGACCTTGCTCAAGGAACTTATATTGGTAGATAATACTACTACCAGTTGTTCCAAGTGAGACAAGAGAAAGACCAGGAGATGCAATCAACGAATTAATCGTTTCAGGTACCAGTTCTGGGACAATCTTAGTTTGTTCCGCCATCTCAGGAGGACGATCAGTACTAATACCAATCAGCTCATAAAGACGAGTGAACAGAGGTGTCTTAGAAATAAAGGCTAGGGTAGTACCCAGGTTGACTGCCTCTACATTTGGATCACATTCATAACTTGATAACTCGTTAATCTTAGCTGTCTTAGGGCTGAGAATATCAGCGTCAGTAGTTAAGATAAACTGTTCAGTATCACTAAATAGTACCAGACCCACGCTAGTAGGACGTACATAACGGTGGTTGACAGGTCGCACAGAAGATGCAGTAATGTCAATCGGATCATCGTCAGTAACTGTAAGTGCTGTAGTAGCCCAGAAATTAAAGTAATCACCAGCGCGACTAAGGACAACAGCTTCGTTAGACAGGAAGCCTAGACGGTTACGATAGAAGAATAGATTGTTAATACGTTGACCAACAAAGCTGGGATCAGGATTAGTTTCAAGATCTCCCACCAACCGATCTTCCCAGTCAACAGGACCGTAGGTAAATGAACCATCAGCCTGTCTTACTAGTTGATGTGGGAGGGTCAGCTCATCAAACTCATATTGGATACCAGGGGCAATCGTTTCTTCCCAAACACCAGTACCGTAAGTAGCACCGCTATCGGCTACAAACTTGACGTACATGTCATCGACATCAATGTCAATGCTGTTAACTACTTTGACAATATACCCGTCCTTACATTGAACAGGTAAATCAGAAACGGTAGGAGTAGTTTCTTGGAAGACAAACAATGCTTCTTCAGAAGGACCGCCTACAACTGAAATAGTAAACTCAGCATTAGCACTGATATAAAGACCAGGACCAACAGTTTCAGCGGTAAAGGTAGTGCCTCCAAATGTTTGGCCGTTGATCGCTGTTTTGAAAGAAGCTACCAGTGCGTCAGCATCGCTAGGACCGTTAACACTTGCCCTTTGGGTTCCATCTAAAAAGATCTTATAATGACCTTGACCAATAACTTTAGTAACAACAAACGCTTCGTGTGGTTTAGCGGCAGACGTAGCTGCCTTAAGTGCTACCGTCTTTGCTTTGTTAAGAACAAAGGTGTAGTCATTAAGAGTAAGCAGCTCAATATCATCAGCCGTAGCACCGTATAGGTAACCATTGGATGGAGTAGCAGAGATAACGCAATCAGTTACTTCAGCATCATAAGCAGTTTTAGCTGTACCTTCAGCAGTCACTGCGTTGTCGTAGTTAGTCTGAGCCGTGTTCATAGCGGTCTCAGCAGCAGTCAACTCAGCAGGAGTGTTGACAGCAGCTACTTCAAGAATAGCTTGGAAGACACGATTACCCTCAGCAGCAAGCAAAGGTTGTTCGTCAGTGTATTCAATACCCAACGAGTAACCAGCTGGAAGCGTGGTAGCAGTGCTAATGACGGTGTTGTTGTTCTTAACAAGATACGTGCCATCAGCTTTTTTGAGGATACCAGAGATCAGGAATTGATCAACATAACCACTAGGGTAGTTATAATCAACTTGGAACAAAGAGATAGTAGTAGTCTCTTGTCCAGCAAGGATCTCAGCGTAGTTAGCTTGTGCTGCATTAAGTTCAGACAAACGAGTCTCAGTTAAAGCTACAGCAGTGTTATAAGCAGCTAGTGTAGTTTGTAGATCTGTTTGATTACAGGTACCCGGAACACCAGTGTTGGTACCCATGTTAACACGTCTGGGACTGCCATCAAGCAGACTCCAAACACGGAACGTATTGTCATCATACTGTGCTACGTATTTTTCTTGAGCATCCCTCAGGATAGAAAACCATTTGCCTGAAGTGCTGGCTCCATAAAGTTCAGTGACATACTGACCACCAGGACGTTTGAGAAGCCCAAGAGCATAGTCAGGAAAAGCATTAACAGAATCCCGAAGTTGTCCAGGAAACTTACGGTTGTCGGGTTGTTGTGAAATGCCAAGCAAAAAGTTTGGTATCCGTTGGGTAATAGTGCTCATCGCATCAATGCTTGAAAGGGTTGATAGCTGTTGTAATAATCTTTACCATCACTAAATCCAAACATAGAATAATCACCTTGGTTGCAATCATATTCAATGGCTGCAGAACGGGTCATCAGTTCTTGCTCTTGGAGCAGTGCTTGTACTTCACGATCTCCAATCATCTTCACAGCACACATACGTGCAGCACGTGCAGTAATGTACACTTGGAAAGCAGGAGGGACATCAATAAAGTCAAAGAACCAAACTACATCAGCTTGGATTGATTTAGTAAAGGAATAGGTGTGGTGCAAACGGTCATACAGTTTACCGTTGCGACGAACGACATCATACTCAGACTTGTGGTGAGGTTTATTGGTGTCGATCTGAAGCATGTTGGATGGATATGCAATCTGATTAGTTGTACTGTCAGGAGTCAACTCATAGTCACGTTCAGTGTTAAAGATCCAACCTTCACTTTGAACTTGACGATTGACTTCCCGTAGGGTGTTGAGTACAATAGATACTTCAGGGTTTTGAAGGTCTAGTGTGGTGACAGGAGCCTGTCCCACTGAGCTAAGTATTTGATTTACAGCATCCAGTTCGGTGGACGCAGCATAAGTAGGAAAGGGCATAATTACCTATCAAAAGATAAAAAAAAGGGGACCCCGAAGGATCCCCCAAGTATTGATCGAATTAAAGATCAGAAAGCAGCGTTGCCAGAAGCAGCGCCAGCGAACAGTTCCACGCAAGCAGCGGGGTTCAGGAAGTCAGCGCCCATAGCGAGCTTACCGACAATCACATCACCCTGGTAGATCACGGAAGTGTCACCGCTGGTGACTTGCACCTGAGGACCGACAGCTTCCACGCAGCCAGCGGCTTCGCGTTGGAAGATCAGACCACAGCTGTTACCGAATTCGGTTTCTTCGCCGTACTCGTTGTTGATGCCGGTAACGTCGTTAGCAGCATCTTCCATAGCGTTGTCGATGAAGCTACCCAGGTTACCAGGAGAAGCAACACCAGTATCGGTGGTACCGCCGGTCGTACCGAACTTAGTACCGTAGTTACCGAAGAAAGGAATGTTGGTAGACTTGAAGATCTCGATACCAGCAATGCTCATCAGACCTTTGCCGGACTGCAGGGCAGTACCGGTTACGTCGCGGTTGATCAGAGCATTGGTATTAGCACCTTGAAGCAGTGCGTAGTACTGACGAGGGGTCAGGACAGCGCAACGACCATCTTGGCCGACACCTTTCTCATCGAGAGCAGCAGCGGCGTTGTAGAACGCCTTAACAAGTTCACCGTCATCATAAGCATCAGAGAAGTTAGCAGTGGTACCGACGCGAACCTGAGTACCGCCGGGCTCAACGAAGCCAGCGGCAGACACAGGCGATGCTGCACGTGCACCACGAGTGATAGCACGGAAGATCAGACGGTCATACTTCTCAGCGAGAGCATAACCAATCTTGCGGGAGATCTCGCTACGCAGGTCGTAATGAGCAAGAATCTCATCGAGCTCGTAGACGAAGGCGCTGGAGATCAGCAGGTCGTCAACGGTGATGGTCTTCTCAGCCACCGGCGGCGAACCGTCGGAGTTACCAAGGATGCTGTTACCCGGAACATGATATTCCGCCTTGGTGCGACCGGTGTAGATGAACTGCAGACTGCGACCATTGCGCAGAGTCCGCTTCATAACCAGATCACGAGCGATGGTGTTCTGTTGGAAACCCTTGAACATCTCGCCGCTAAACAGCTTGAGGTACAGGGCACGGGTATCACCCGTCAGGTTAGATTGGCCTAGTTGCGTAAGATCAGCAAGAGGCTCATTGGAATTTTGTTGTGCCATTTTAAAGGAGTAAAGAGATAGTTATTATACTAACTCTAAACTGTCTAGAATGTTTAGAGCTTGATAGGCTCTCCGATTTCCGAAAAACGGAAGCATCAGTGTCAAACATTTTATTACATCATATTTATTACCTACTGCCCAGCGCCAAGTAGGTTTGACATTTGGACGTTCTCGATAATAAACATTTCCGCAATTCATAATGCCCCAGAATTTAGAAATAACATCTTTATCGGTCATCTCTATTTCTAGTTTTCTACGCACTGTGCCCTCGCCTTCAAAAAGACCAGATGCCCATGCAATCATTTTTGGATCCATAATCTATTTTTGTAGCGTTAGGGTGCTACACACCGCTAGCGGCGAAGGGTGTCCTCGTAAGGGCCAACGCCAAGAGGAGCCAGGTCCGACTCTGAGGTGCCTGACTCCAATGCTACTTAGAATTTAGTAGCGTGAGATTTGTATGCAATGCCGCGATACTTCAGCTTGTCAGCTTTTTCAGCTGCCTTTTGCTCCCGAACACGGGCATCTACTTCGACTTGAGTCATGATCTTAGATGAAAGTACCTGACCCCCGTTCCATGATCAGGTGACATGCGTCCCACGTGTGGGATGAACGGACGGCATTGCAAAGGTATTAACCGACAGCAGGTGCAGTCAGTGCGACCGGGGTAG